GCCATCTCTGTTCTAGTCTTATAACCTAAGAACCAATCATCACCGCCATTCAGAACATACAAGACACGGAATCGTTGTCCACAGCCTGTTAAGGAATAACTGTACACTGAAGACGTAGTTGTAACTGCTTGTGTTGTCCTCAGAGAGTTCCAGTTAAAGGAGTCTTCTACCTGCCGTTTAGCGTCATTAACAAACTTACCAATTAACTTGGAATAAGTGTTATCAGTAACAGCAGTAACCTCTGGCTCACGCAAGCGAACCAGAACATCATTTACAAGTTGTAAGTAAGTTTTGTTAGACATTTTTTTATACTTCCAATAGAGTTAAAACCACTACTCAATTGCACTCCCATTTCTTTAGTGCTAGAGCCTTCCTTGTTGGTCTGCCCTTCTCATCTTGCATAGGGCCAGGAACACCACTCATACGAGCACAGAAAGACTTCCTACGAGCAGCCTTCTTAGGAGACTTTGCAGCCTCTTTAGCAGATACTGGAGGCTTCAGGTTAGCGCCTTCCTTGTTCTTAAAGTATGCCCTGCCTTTGGCATTTAAGCCACCTTCTGGGTTCTGATATACTTTTTTGACCATTATTTCTTCGCAGTCTTCTTAGCTTGTTTGAATGCCTTAGCAGTAGGTGCGCCTTTGGAACCAACTTTACGCATCTTCTCACCAGATCCCTCAGCTATCCGTTTACGCTTTGCATTGATATTGGCATAGAGGCCGGGCTTCATTTCTTGGCCTTTGACTTTGCCTTACGAGCAGTAGACAGAGCAATCGCAATTGCCTGCTTCTGTGGCTTACCAGCCTTCATCTCTTTACGAATGTTCGCAGAGACGGTCTTTTGTGAGTATCCTTTTTTGAGTGGCATTAGTAACCTTTCTTAGCTGGTTTCTTAGAGGTCTTCTTCATGCACTTACCTGCTTTCTTGCATTTAGCGGGGCTAGGGCATCCGGGGCAGGGTTTAAATTCTTTCATGCTATTCTCCTTAGAATTGGAATTGGACTGCGGTTTCAGGGATAAACTCTACTGTTGCTATGTAAGTTACAGAATTGCTTCCTGCGTTTTGAATCCTAATTTCATCACCAGCTTGTAGTACTACTTCTTTATCTGCTAATAAAATATACTCACCCACACCTAAGTTTTTACCACCAACAACAAAGTATTCAGTATTAGTAGACGCATCATACCAAAACACTTTAGGGGTCTCTGTACCGGCAGTGCTAATAACATACATTGTTGTCCAAAGACCAGTATTCTTGGTAGGTACTGTTAATAAAGTTACCTTAGTAGCGTTAGTTCTGGCAGCAACAGCGGAGACTTTTCTGCTCATATTAACCTACTTAAGAACTAAGCTGAGTAATAGAATTACAATGAAACCAGTAGTCCCAAGCAGGATCTGTTCTAGTCTCTTTAGTCTGGCATTGATGCCTGCATAGCGTTCAGCACAGACGGCTTCGTGGGTGTCAAGTTGACCCTGAACTTCGCCAATCGTTGCCATTACGCAGCCTCAACCCAGCTTGTCGTAGCCTCATCCCATGAATACTTTTTGTCATCGGTAGGCATTGGTGTCGGCGCATCCCATTGGGCTGTGTCGTTATTCAGCACCCAAGACGCAAAAGGTTTTGGCGGCACAAACGCATCACGTATAGGGTCATACGTGTAGCCAATCCCTGCGTAATTCTTACGAAGCGGACGACCTTCTGGGTGTTGCCCGCCACGGGTGTTGTAGGAAGTTTGAACCCAAGATGTTTTGTCAGGCAGAGTGTCAATAAAGTCTTGTTCAGCAACAATGACCTGTTCAACAATGCCTTGTGCAGTAACTCTAGCAAAGTGGCTCATGCTGTATATGTCCCTGAAGTTGTAAATGTGTGGATAGTGTTACCACCGCTGGTAGTGACTGTGCCGCCTGTTCCTCGCTGCGAGCCAGCGTAACTGATTATGACGATACCAGAACCGCCTGCGCCTGAAGGGGTAGTCAAACTTGCACCACCACCGCCACCGCCTGTATTGACTGTTCCTGCCGTTCCTGCCACAGCCGCAGTCCCGCCTGCACCACCACCGCCTGTGCCACCAGCGCCACCAACCGTATAAGCAGCACCACCGCCACCACCAGCATACGTTACTGATGATCCAGAAAGAGTTGATGCTGTGCCGTTACCACCGGTTCCTCCGGTTGCTGGTGAGGATGGCGCTGCGGAACCTGCTCCACCTACTTGCCCTGCACCACCGCCTCCACCCGCACGACTTGAGTTTGCTCCAGCACCACCATTGTTTCCTTGAGAAGGAGAGGTTACTGGAGTATTTCCTGAACCACCTGCCCCTGCGCTTACCCCTGCGCCACCACCACCGCCTGATCCACCATTACCACCAGCATTAGAAGAGGTGCCACCACGACCTCCACCAGCAGAAGTTATCGTGCTAAACACAGAATTAGAGCCAACATTTCCATTAGTATTAGACGCTGACACAGCAGCACCACCAGCGCCAACAGTAACGGTATAAGAAGTGGTCTCAGTTAAAACAAAACCAGTACCAGTTCTAAACCCGCCTGCACCGCCGCCTCCAGCCCCTTCAGCATCGCTTGAACCTAATGCAGTTGCCCCAGCGCCGCCTCCAGCAACAACAAGGTACTCTACTGCGTATGTTTGCAACGGCCATTCGCTGCCACGTATTGCGTTACGGACTTCGTTCAGTTTCCAAATTCCGTCCGCAGAAGATTGACTTGGATGTGGCATTAGGAAATCTCCTCATAAGACACAACAATTTCAAGGTCACTACTTGCTGATGCCAAAGCTGTAATCTTGTCACCTTCTTCTAGGTAGATGGATTTGTTCAGTACATCAAGAGTTGCATCAGCAGGGACTGTAATTGTGTTTGCTATTTTGTAAGTTGTAGTATTGTCAGCGTTGTAGAAGCCAATAGTTACATCTGCATTAGCAGACCCATCTACGTTGGCTACCAAAATTGCATTGACCTTAAACACTTTACCGCTGGCTGCGGAGTTAGTTAAGATGTCTGCGCTACCTGTGGTAAGTGCTGCGCCGACTGTCTTGCCTATTATGGTTGTGACGTTTACGATATTTGGTGCGGCCATGAAATTCTCCTATGAGTTAGCCAAAAACAATAGCCATTGCGATGGCTTTACCTGTAGTTATACCGCTTGGTGTTGCAAAAGAAATAGTTCCAGAACCGTTGGTCTTTAATACCTGATCAGTTGTACCATCGGCGGTAGGTAGGGTAAAGGTATTAACAAACGATGTTAGATTGCTGTCATAAGCCTGGACATCTGTGCCAATAGTCAAACCAAGGGAAGTCTTTAGAGTAGCTCCTGATTCAACAACAAAGTTGGCACCGTTGCCGATAATTACTCCGTTATCTGTCGGAGTAAGGCCGGCAATGTCAGCAAGCTGGGCATCATAGGCTTGTACGTCTGTGCCAATGGTCAGGCCAAGCGAGGTCTTAAGCGTAGCACCAGACTCAACTACAAAGTTAGCACCGTTGCCAATTATAACACCATTATCAGTCGGTGTCAAGCCTGCCACATCAGCTAATTGGGCATCATAGGCCTGCACAGATGTGCCAATATTGGAGGCCAACAGGACATTGCTTCCCTCAACTGCAATTACCCCTGCTGATACTCTGGTAACTGTTGTATCAGTAGCGCTGCCAATGTTGACTGCGGTAAACTCAGGACTATCGCCGGTACCTAAACCAAGGCTAGTACGGGCAGTAGAGCCAGACTCTGCTACGAAGTTAGAACCGTTACCAACAATGAAGTTGCCATCAGTAACAGCTAAACCAGCCACATCTGCTAACTGAGCATCATAGCCTTGTACAGTAGAACCTATATCGGTAGAGACTAATAGAGTCTTGCTGGTTGGGATTGTAGTCTGGTTGATGGTGCCAGTAACCGTTGTATCGGTATTCTGAGCAAGTACAGCGTTAACTACTGCCTGAGCAGTAGCCTTTTTAGTAGTAGTAACACTGGTGTCAACAATTGCAACAACATCAGAAGTATGTTGTATGTCGCCAGCGACTAATGCGGTTAGTGCGGATATTTTGGTATCGGCCATTTATTACTCCAGAAGTATTAGATCGCCAGACTCTAGGAGAATCGCATCTCCGTTTTCCAGCAAGAGATTATCTACAGCGGCAGCACCAATTGGATAACAAGGAATAAAACCACCAGCGTCAGTTGTCCAAGGTGTTGTGTAAGCAGCGTCTACATAAACAGGAATATAGTCTATCCAAGACTCTTTACCTGTTGTACTTGCCAAAACATCAACAAGCAGTGCGCTATCGTTATCGTAAGTATTATAAGAAGTGATTATTGCTGGTTGTTTAACAGGAATGTAGTCAATCCAAGCTGTTAATCCAGCGATGCTCGGCAAGACAAAGACAACCATCTGCTGTTGTCCAGTAACTGCCTGAAACGTACTAGGGTAAGTACGGGGTATCATTAGTACTCCTATTCGTCTTTTCTTTAATGTTCTTGCTAGAGCACTAAAGAAAAGCCCCTTGTGGGGGCAAAACCGTAAGGTTTAGAATGCTGAACGTGCTACAACCAATTTAGCTGTTGTTGCTGCTAAGTTAACTGATGCTCCAGTTCCATTAACAACAATAATCTTAACTTCGTTAGCTGCGCTAACATAAGCCTGACCAACAAGCCCTTCTTGGTCTACACCAAGAGAGAAAGAAACAACAATATCACCAAGAGCAACACCAGGAACCGCAATACTGTCTCCAGTAGAGTCTCCATCATTGCAATCAGGGATATTAATAGAGCAAGTAACAGCCCACATTTCAGAGAACAAGCCCTGAAACTGTTCACGCCCTCGTTTAACTACTACACTTGAAGCTGCCATAATAATCTCCTATAGTTAGTGGTGGGGCCAGCCTTATGAGCCAGCCCCGTTAGTCATTCCCGATTAGGCGGGGATAACCAAAGCCACAGCGGAGGTATCACGCAACTCGCCAACACCGTAGAGTGTATCAGCAGTCAACAGGGTACCAAGGTACTCTTGTTTGTACTGAGTCTGAACACGGATGCCAAGCTGCTCAACCAGAACAAATGCCTCTGGGTGTGCAAGCAAGCAAACACGGGCAGCGTTGGAGCCGTTGGTCGTATCAGCGTTGTTAGAAACAAACACTTTAACGCCATAAACGTCACCGATTTGACCGTTGCGGATAGAAGCGCCGTCACCAACAAAAGCCTGCTCAGTAAAGCGAGCGATGCCCATGAGGGTGTTACGAGCAACCGGAGGAACAATCATAAAACGACCATCCATCGGAACGTCCTGGTCATCAAGACGCTGAATTGCACGGCGAATACCTGCGTCAGTCAATGCACTCTCGTTGTTGCTGGCTGCAACGTACTTCGTGTTGCCGTCACCACCGATATAGCCATCGTCATAAGCAGCAGTACCAGCGCCCGTCTGAGCACCACGGCCTAACTGAACCAGTGATGTGTCAATCTGGGTAGCCAGAGCATAGCCAGCGTCTTCTGTGTAGAAGCGGCGCAGTGAGGACAGAGCCTGAACTTCAGCAAAGTCTTCGATCAAACGGCTGTACTCATAGTGGTTGTTGATCGTTACAGTCTTTTCCGTACCGCTCTCGGCGTTGACAGTAACTTGCGAGTTTGCACTCTTGATTGCAGCAGATTTACGATCAGGCGATGGGAAGTGAACAACATCTCCCTTACGACCTTTCATGTTCATCTTTTTAAACAGATTTGCTGCTACGAGATTCTTTTTGTAAGCAGCGATGATTTCGTCAGACCATACTTCAGGAATAAAACCTGCGGTGTTGACGTTTGTTTGGATAACGTGACCTGAACCTAATGCCATGATAAATTTCCTTTGTTAATATTGTTAAGTTTACCTCACCCGACCTTCTGAGTAAGCTGCCATAATTTCTGGCTGCATACTGTCATACTTGTCAGGATCAGTTTGCATGAGTTTAATAATGTCTGCACGGCGATAAATCTTCTTAGAGGGTGCTTCATCACTGCCCGATGACACTGTGGTAGTAGCTGCCTTGATGGCTTGGCTTCGGACCTGCTTCTCACCAGATACTGTTTGCTGTGCTGCTTGTCTACGCTCTTTCCATGTAGATAACAACTCATCACCAGCATCAAAGTCAAAAGAACGGTCTGCACGAACAAACAACTCTGCCCTCACTTTGGAGGCTGCAACCCAATTCTGGAATGCAGGATCGGCAACAACTTCTTGGAAGTCAGGATGCCGTGTCTTTAGTTCGTTAAACGCCTTTGCCGCTGCCATCTCAGATGAGAGTTTTTCAGCTTCTCTAATCTTAGGATGGTTTTCAATCGCCTTCTCTACCGCACGTTTAGGATCAGCGAAGAAATCAACTTCTTCGGTAGATTCGTCTTGCAGTTGCTGTTTTGTTGTAGTTTGGGCTTTAATGAAATCATCTACAACCTTACGAAGTTCACCGACTTCACTACCTTGTCTGCCAATTAACTTCTCGGCCTCCATGTGCATATTCACAATCTCTTTGACGCTCTTACCCTTGTACTTCTCAGGGAGCATTCCTTCTACATCTGATTGTGACCCTGGCTCTGGTTGTAAAACTTCTTTTAATTCCTGAGCCGTATCTGCACCAAGTTCTGAAATCACTTCATCGGTTGGTTGTTCATCAATACCTTCTTCAATAAAACTAGCCATCTATTGTCTCCCGTGCTTTAACAGCATTAAGAAAGAACACTTATTACATTCGAGGGGGTTCTCTTATCCCTCTGAAATACCAACTTTACGTTCGTACTTTATATGCGACTCTCGCCGCTTCTCCCAGGCCCTACTTGCAGATGGAAAGTGCCCTGAGCACCCATCTAAAGAGATTCTAGGAGTTGAGATGATCCTGCTAGCGTCATTTGTACAGTGCGGACACTGTATGACAGTTACAGACTCATCAACATACTTATCGCTTACGTGCCCTTTGGCACAGCGGAATTCAAATATTCTTTTCGCCATTTTGCAGTTCCTCGTAGGTTTGTTCGGACAAGTCTTTTAGACCAATGATGTAGTCTAAAATGTCTACCTGTCCTTTTCTAAACTCTAGGGTCACTGCATCGCAGTTTCGGATGTTCTCGTACTGGGTACGCATCTCTATTAGGTCTTCTATGAGTTGTGTCCACGCTGGGGTGGTCATCATAAAAAGCCTGTCTTCGTAGTACTGCTGTAATTCTGGTAACATTGTTGTTATTCTACCACAAAATAATGAATTTGTCAAGCATTTTTATGCTACAACTGCTAATTTTCTGGTAATACCGTTAGCATCGGCTATTTCTACAAAGCCTGCGATGGTCAGCGGGGTGTTTGTGTAGGCACTAAACTGGATTGATCCACCTTTGGAGGTGAATACAGACAATTTTTCTGCCATATCAGGGGTTACAACCGTGCCTGCATCGATTTCAGTGCCGTCTGAGAGCACAATGACTAGGGAGCCATCAAAATCAATCCTAGCATCTGCTACAGAGGTGCCTGTAGGGCCGGCAGGGCCGTCTTTACCGGCTTCTCCGTCCTTACCACGCAGTCCCATAGGTCCCATAGTGCCTTCTGGACCAGCAGGACCACGGTCTCCCTTGTCTCCTTTGGGGCCTTGAGGGCCAATTTCCTTGGAAACAGTGTCAACTTTGACCTCGATCTTGCTAAATAGCTTATCAAGGACTATGCCTAGTGCCTCAATCTTGGCCTCTACAGAGGCATCAGCAGATGTTATCTCACGAAATTTCATTCTACCCCCATAGCGGCTTGTTTAAGTTGATCATCTTGCTTTTTCATAATGTCCTGAACCTTACCCA